CTCTGAGTATAATTCCCACTCATCATCATCCAAATCATCTCCTAATGCTATAAACTTCTCTAATGCAGACGCTTTAATAGGTACACAGTTAGGTACTTTTTTACCTCCCTTTGTTTTGTGTCCTATAGGCTCATATCCTTTTTGACATGGATTAGGACTAATTAACTCCTCTTTACAATTACACTCCTCTAAATTCAAATCTTTTATAGTATCATGGTCCTCACATGGCATAAAATAAGTAGTACCATCCTGCGTATGCTGGTGCGTGCCCTTACAGCCTAATCTCTCAGCCTCTGCCTCTGCCTCCTCTATAGTTTCATATAATGGTAGCTCTATACCATCAGTAATCATGCTACCTACTTTTTTTAACTCCTCTTTAGCTGTATCATCTGACTCCTCTAATTCAGGTAAGCCAAGCTCCTCTCTAATCTCATTTTTGGTCATGACCGCCCTCATATCCTCAATAGTAAATTTATTAGATACTGGCTTAGCCTGTACAAATTGTATAGGTAAATCCATATCATTTACTGCAAATATTTTAGATAATGTCTTTAATATGTTTTTTTGATACCCTTTTACTACGCTGTTAAGGTATAAATCAAATGCCTCTGTCATTTCCTGTGCATTATTACCTAATCCTCCTCCTGTGTCTCTAATACCTACTAATAATGGTGAGGTACATCTATGACCTGTAAGTATGTTTTTTTGTATTAATTCCTGTAATGCTAAATAAGTTTTATCGCTATTAGGTAATTGTATAGGAGTTATCTCAGGACTTCTATCTGCTCCATCTGAGAATGTTAAAATTACTTTGCCTGCATTAGCACTCCCTGAAAATTTGTTATTTAATGATTTCTCTATATCCAATCTCTCCCGCTCTGATGGTATTCCATTGTTCATAGACACTACCATTGTACCACTAAAATTATTTTGTACATTTGCTAGATGGTATTGTGCAATTTCTGCGTCTATTAGACTCCAATTATTTGAGGCAATGTAATCAGGTAGATAATATGCGTCCATACCAGGGCTGTATGATCCTGCGTATAATAATTGACTAGGATTAGTCCTATCATTTACATTAAATGCTGGTACAGGTACAGGCTCATTATCTCTAGTGTTAGTCCAATCTGCTGACACATAGTATGTATCTGTTTTACCTAATGCATTTGGTTTGCCTACTCTTACTCTCTCCGCGCTTACATGTCTAATCTCTGATATAGTTTGTCTGTCCTTACTCCATATAATATTAAGAAAATAACCGCCCTGTAATTTAAAGTCAAATGCACACTTTTTTACTACCTCATGTAGTGTCTCATCGCTATTAGCATTTTTAAAAAATTTAGATAATTTAACTTGAGCCTCTAAATTGTCTGTCTCCTCTATTATTATGTCCTCTCCTCCAATCATGTCTGCAGTAGTATTTACAATTGCTGCATGTGTACTACTAGAATAGTATAAATCTACTAAAAAATTAGGATAAGCGTTATGCCAGTCCTCCCCGCTATACTCAATCCAATCGCTACCCATTTTCTCAGATATTGTAGGCGCGGTCTGACTCTTTAGCTCAATAGACATTATCTGTTTTTTATTCTTTGCCATTATATTGCTGTTAAATAATTATTTAGTTTTGTTCTATCAGATGCAGATAATGATGTATTTACAATTACTATTTCCTTAATTTTACCATCTGTATTACCTCCTATGCTGTCTATATCTAATGTGCCGCTAAGTGCTCCCGCTACATATCCTGTTGTAGTTATTTGTGTTTGCGCGCTACCATTTAGATAAGCTACTACTCTATTAGTATCATCTCTCTCTATACCTATATTTACAAAAGTATCTGCAGATATGCTAGTTGTAAATCCAATTTTTTGACTATTGTTAATTTTACCTCTTATCTCGCTACCTGACTGTACTCTAAAAAAGTCCTCAGATGCTGTATCTGTGTCATAAAAAAACAAATCATGTGAGCCGCTAGTAAATGAATCAAAACTTACTCTAATATACATAGCAAACTCTCCACTAAAATTCATTTGCGGTCTACTTAATACATCATTAGACTCCTCAGCACTAATTACACCTCCTGACTCTAAATTGTATTGATAAAAATTACTAGACGCTGTAATATGACTATTATTACCACTACTGTCAAGCCATTTATGCACATCCTCGCCATTACTTGCTAATGTATCGCTAGCTGTAAATATATCAGTATTGTCAGGTTTTTGGTTTCTATACCATCCTATTAATCCTGATAGTCTAGCTGGAGTCCATGCACCCCCTGCATATCTATTAATACTGTTTGTTAATGCTAATCTCATTATAGAGTATCATTTTTGTATATAAGTGCTAATCCTGAGCTAATAGTAATTGCTGTAAAGTTTAGAAATAATGTAGTACCTGCCTGGTATGTCTGATGTAAATTAGAGTCTGTACCTGAAACATTACTACCTGTATCTAAATTACTTACTGTAGTCTCTATAGGAAACGCTACAGCATAGCAATCCTTACCAGATACAGCTCCTGTACCTGATACTACTATTTCTACTCCTCCTTTACCTAGTTGCTCGCTTAACAATTCTTGTGTTGTATCTGCCATAATTTTTTATTTTAATCTGTGTATAAATAATTTGTCTCAGTTGCTGTATGCTGTGTATATTGTATTTGCTCACTGCCTACAGTTTCCTGTATTTTAATTTTACCTCTATGTACTAATCCCTGTACTACTCCCTTGTCATTTGCTGCTGGACTTAATACCTCTGTCTCTGTTGTAGGCGCTTTGCCTGATGATAAATCTACTGTACCTACCCATGATACCTCATATACTTCGTAAGTCCAAAATCCAAAAGGCTTAAAATTTATATTACCTGTTAATACAGCGTCTGTAGTATTATGTGTAAGTCTTTGTCTTACAAATCTGTCATTTATTTCTAATATAGTGCCGTATGCATATTTAACATCTTTAGTCATATCATTTGTACACTTAAATAAATACCTTAAATTAGTAGTTGCTACATTGTCATTAATTTGACTCTCTAATAGGGATAGGTATGACTCTATATTACTGCCGTATGTTCCATGTATCATATAGTATAATAGAAATTTATTGTAAATATTTTTTTTTACAATTTACTACCTACAAGATCTTTAGATTTTTTGTCTTTTTTTGACTTAGTAAAATAACTTTCTAGACCTAGTAATTTTACCTCATTTGACTTTACTGTGTCTAATCTAATTAATCTACCATTTTTAATTAATTCTACCCCTTTGTATTGTTTTTTTAGTTTGTACATTTTATATGTTTTTAAATTTAACAAAAAAGGAGGCATATAGCCTCCCTTTTATATATATAAATCAATAAATAAAAACTAATTTAATTAGTCTGCATCTATTGTAATAGTGCTACCACTATTAAACGCTGTATTATCAAATGGCGCTGCAGTATAATCAGCTACTGTAGGAGTAGGGAAACTCTCAGCTCCCTCAAAAGTCCAATCATAGCCGTTCATATCTCCAAATGCTGCTCCTGATACATTAGTACCTGACGCTAGCTCCATACCATTGTCTAATCCGCATAATAAAACTACATTTTTACCATTACTATTTAGCTCATTTAGCTCTAATCCAATACACAATCTTACCTGAGATAATACTTTTAACTCATTTTGATCCTCTTTAGTTAATTTGTGTAATTTTATATTAACAGATGGAGTAAAAAATACAGTGCCATTTTCGCTGGATGCGTTAATAGTTTCTGTAAAAGAAGCTGTACCCCTTTTTAAAATATATTTTTTAATGTTATCTATACCCTCTAAATCTGTTAATTCGCTATTAGCTATAGTAGATGATGTAATGTCTTGAAATCTGAAAAAATAAGCGTTTTTAATACCGCCGACTGTATCTCTACAGGTAATTTGTCTCCCTTTACTTAGCAAACATGACATATCTATAAATTTTTAATTGTTATTATTAAGTAAATTAGAGGGAGTATTATACTCCCCCTTTTTTACAGTTCTTATTAGTCTAATCTTACGATGTCTCCACCTTGAGCATGCTGTGTACCTCCACTAAATTTAGCTACTACTCTTAGATTATTACTACCATCTACCTCACTCATGTCTAAAATTCTTAAAGCTGGTCCGTGGTCAGAGATTAAATCTGTACCAAAGAATAAATTAGACTTTTGAGCCGCACACATTTTGTCATCTGGCATACCTGGACAAACTGCTAATTTAATTCCATTAAACATAGGTACATAAGTATCTGTCATAGAGTATAAGTTAGCATATCCTGCAGCTGCCATATTTTGGATGTATAGTCTGTATGACGCTGTAGATAGATATATATATAAATCCTCCTTACCATAGACTGCTGCTGGTATAGCTGCTGTAATGATGTTTAAGTTTTCATCTATATTTGAAGATGTAAACGCTGTACCTGCTCCACCCTGATTAGCTGCCTCTACAATTGCTGTATCATTCTCAAAATGACCATTACCTGCATGCATAAATCCTGTAAACTCTCCAGATCCTGTGTTATTACCTTGCCATATTTTAGACTCTACATGGTCTGCAATAGTAGACTGTAGGTATGATACTACAAATGCTGCAAAGTCATCTGACATACCATTGTTATGCGCTCCTGCTCTCATTTTTTCTGCTTGGAAATCTGCTAGTAGGTCTAATGCACATAAATCTACATTAATTTGTAAATTCTCAGGTAATAATACTCTCTCTGTTAGAGTCAATGTACCTGCATCTGTAAAATCACAATTAGCATCAGTAATTAATCCTGATGATGCTACTTTTGTAATATTTCTCTTAAATTTAACATTTTCTAATACTGTTAAATATTCTAAACTTTTAGCTTCTTTTAAAGCCGCTGCAATATACTGACCCGCATGTGAGCCTGCATAATTACTAGTTATTGAAAATCCCATTTTTTTTAATTTTTAATTATTATTATTATTTTAATCTATTTTTTTCTCTCTTTAAATTATAGTAAAATCTTTGAGATGATGTTAATGAGTTGTACTCTGCTTTAGATAACTCCTCTATCCCATTATTACTACTAAATTTATTTAATTTAATACCCTCATCTGATGGCATGTCTGACAATTCTTTTACTTTGTCTTTAGTCTCTTTTAACTCAGACTTTAAAGATGTCAATTCTTTTTTAGTAGCTTCTAAAATTACTCTAATTTGTTTTGCCATTGCTACCTCCTCAATTTTTTCCTCTACAATAGCTACAGCTATCTCTGCTGCCTGCTCTGCAATTGCTGGAGTAATCTCATCTCCTGTAGCGTCATCAATAGCCTCAGCTACCTCAGCTACCGCTCCTCCTACCTCATCAATTACCTCCTCTACTACTGCCTCTGCTGGCGCATCCTCATCCTCATATTTTTTCTCTTTGTCTTTACCTGCTTCTACCTCCTCAGTCTCCTCAGACTCCTCAGTAGCTGTAGTAATAGAGTCTACAATACCCTCCTCTACTACAGTAAAAGTAGTACCATTTTCTACCTTATACTCTCCTGCTGGTAATTTCATAGTTGATCCATCAGTAGCTAATACACTGACATCTCCTCCCTCAGTAAGCGACTCTCCCTCACTTACGATAATTGTGCCATCCTCAAGCTTTGCCTGATAGGCGAGATCTACTGTCTCAGCAGATAGACCTAATGCTGTCAAAATTTGTTCTTTAATATCCATGATTTTAGTATTTTTTATATAGTATAATAGAAATGTTTTTTAATTATTTGATTTTCATTATTTCTGCTAATGCTTCTAGTATTTGTTTGTCTGTGTATTTTTGTTCTGACATTTTTTGCATAGCATTAACAAAAAATCCTTCAATACTTAGACCTGTCAAATGACCACTTTTTAACTCAGACCATACCTGGTCATTATTGATACGCATTTTTACCATCCATGTGCCTTTAGGTAAGTCATATCCATAATATCTAGATTTGTCTTTGTCTCCCTCAATAATCCATGACTCCATAACATATACATCATCAATAGGCTTCTCATGTTGATATGTAGCTTTATGTTGATTATTGTATTTTAAAAACATCTCAGATGAGCGCCTAACTGTCTCCTCGCTAAAATATACATAATAGTCTAAGTCCTCATCTGCATTGTATCTATATATATTTTTATTTGGGATTAGAGCTGGACTGATAAGTACTCTCTCCTCATCTGTCTCCTTTGCTAATGTTAAATTGTTTTTTTGTTTATTAAAAAATACAGCATTTTCCATTATGGCTGGCTCAGATACTAAACTTATAGCATCAATAGCTAAATCCTCATTAGAGTCCTGTATAATTAATTCATGTATTTGGTAATACTTCTTTTTTTTCTTTTTTTTCTTTTTTCCCTCCATATCTTATAATAGATTTTATTTGTTAATATTTTATATTGTAGCTCTACGCCTAATATCTGCTAATTGACTTTGTTGATTAGTCATCTCATCAGCTACTACAAATGTTTTGGACACTATCTCAGGCGTCTCTCTGGCATTTAATGTAAAATTACCTGACCTAGTAGGCGCTGCTTGTGCTGGTACTACAGGCGCTGTCTCTCCTCCTCCTCCTGCTCCTATAGCTGCTTTAGCTTTTTTCACAGCTCCTAATACTGCTGCTATTTGAGTTGCATAAAATATAGGAAACGCTAGCGCTGCTCCAGGGCCTGCAGCTTTAGCTGATTTCTGTGCTATGTCTAATCCCTGTATAAATCCTAGACCTGTATTAATTGCTATCTCTGCTAATGCTGCTGCCTTTGCTCCTCTACTACCCTCAGCTAATAATCCTGATATTTGACCTACACTGTCTCCTACAGCCTGTACAAATGCTGCTCTAGCGTCTTTTTTAGCTTGTAGCTCTGCATTAGTCCTCTCTATAGCTTTTTGCGACATCTCCTCATCTATAGCGTCAATCTCTGCCTGCCTTGCTTTTTCTAAATCAGTAGTATCTAATCCATATTGCTTAGCTAACTCTATTTTCTCAAAATATTTATCCTCTACTGCATTTTTTAGACGCTCCTCCTCAGACAATAAACTGTCAAAATACTCCTGCTCTAGCCTTGCTTTTTCTTGTAAAAATTCATTTAATTTATCTATCTCTCCATCATCCTCAGTCTCAGGCTCAGGATCAGCAGTAGTAGGTTTTGTTGTACCTTGCTCATCTAAGGCTCTTACCTGTAATTTTAGTCCTGCGCTTTTTTCTTTTAATTTATTTATACCTGAGGTCATCTCTGCGTCTATCTCCTCCATTTCTGCCTTTGTGTCCTCAGCGTCAAATCCAATAAAATTAGCTATGCCTCTACTAAATCCCTCTGCTAAATTAGTACCCTCATCAATTACTCCTAAAAATGCTAGACCTGCAGCTATACCATCAATTAAAGCTAATGTAGATGTAATAGGTAATGTCAAAAATGCTATAATACCTGTAGCTATATCCTCATTACGCTTAGCTGCTGCTATCTGAGCATTTGCTGTGTCTCTCTGTCTTTGTTGTTCTACCTCTGACGCTGTAATTGCAGCCTCTACATCTTTAATTTTTAGGTCTAGTATTTCTCTTTGCGACTTACCTGCTAATTTTAACTGATTTGTAGTACCCTCTGTAGCCTCCATATTAGCTAATGCTGCGTCTTTTGTAGCTGTAGCAGAC